CGCGAATTCAAAGGTGTCAAGTACGCGTTGCATAACCTTCGTCTGGCCACTCAGCGACTTTACAATGTAGCCCTTGAGTGTGGGGTCCACGGCCTGCAGAGCTAGGTCCATCATCCCCATCTGGGTTTGGTTGAACGCGAGCATCGACTCCAGCAGCCCTTGCATTTCCGTTCGCGCGATAGCCTTGTTCAAGGCCGTGGTTGACGCCGTCGGTTTAATCATGATACGCTTGCGGAACTGGTCGTCGTCCATCGCGTGCCACTCAAGCATCTGGAACTTCTCGCCGGTCTCGCTTTCGTTTGACTCCACCTCGAACTCGACGACTGGCTTGAATTGAGCGTAGAGCTCGAGAACCTGTGTCCAGAGCTCAGAGAGCCCCTCACGAGTCTGGCCGATAATAAGGTCGATGCGCCGTGACGCCTCTTGAAGCAAGGCCAGAGTGGTGGTGGCGGGGGTGCGGTCATTGCCGCCAACGCCCTGTGCAGGGTCGTTGATGCCGGTCCGTCGGTCACCCCAACTGAGCATAGTCTCGAGGTCATCTACGCTCGTGTTTACACTAGAATCGCCAAGCTTGAAGGTATCGAGGTCGTCCATCTCGCGCACGAAATAAATCCGGGCCGGATGGAAGGACTCGTCAGGACTGATGGAACCGCCCTCTTTCGCCTTGAACGCTTGCGTATTCTTGACGGTGTTGTTATCCTGGATTTGCCGGAACGTGACGTTGATGTTCTTCTGCACGGCGCGCAGCATTTCCGGGATTCCGATGGAGTACCAGACACCATCACGAGGGAAGAAATGAAAGTCAACGAACGGACGCTTTCCATGTCGGTAATGGTTGAAAGCGATGCGGGCAATACGTCCGGACTTGAGGTGCATGTGGAAGTTGACATCCTCCTCAAGACCATCTCCGTCGACGTCTATACGTGCCCAGATATGGACCATGTCCAACTCGTCCGTTACCTGGTTCCGTACTATCCCGGCGTTCCGCTCACGCGCGTCTTGCGTCCGGTCATGCCCTTCCTCACCTTTTGGAATCGAGAGTCCCTCTTTCCCCTTCTCCTCGGGAAGGCCGAACTCCTTGAGGAGCTCTTTGCCGACATCCTTACTAAAGAACCCGCGCGTGGTCCATAATTTCAGCTTCGGCTGATTGAGCTTATACTTGTAGCCACACCACTGCGCTTTCTGGATGTCCGTTGAGTTGATAGGGAGCAGCCAATCTTTTGGGTGAATCACTTTCAGCGCAGGCCGGCCCTCTTCGTCTCGCTCAATCTCCTGGAAGACATCGTTCTCGTCCAGCCTCATGTACTTCTGCTGGTCGTTTTCCCAGGGTGCGTAGATGACCACACTGCCAAACTTGATGCTGATGAGCAGGGACTGCTGAATCGTCTTGTAGAGTGGAATCTCGGACTCTTCGAGCCACTCACTGAATTTCTGCGTTTCGCGCGCGAACTCAACCCATTTGCCGGATAGCGGGCGAATCATGAACTTCGGGAACTGGCCGAAGACTGCGTTCATGAAGCGGGCGAAGGTTACATCGACGTCGGTCGCTGTCTTGGGGAGGTGGGCATCAGAGGCGCCATCCCAGGGCTTCTCGGCATCGGTCGGGAGGGTTTTGCCCTCGTAGTTGTCAATCCAAAGCTCGTAGTTGTCGGTGAGCTCCTGGCGTGCCGCTTCGAGATTCTGAATCTCGCGGACGTACTCCTGACCAAGAAAGTCACGTGCTTTCTGGTCGAGAACGCGTCCGTCTATTTGTGGGACCGACATTGAAGCTCCTAAAGGTACCGAGGCCGAGGGAATTTCACCCCCGACCCCGGTTAGAGGTTAATCAGGTGGCGAAGGTACTTGCCCTGACGACTTCACGTATCGAGTTGCCCCGATAACGATAGCCGCGAGCGAGTCTCGGTTGAGGCCGACACGGAACCCGTCAAGAGTTTCGAACTCCTGAAAGGTCTGCCCGGCCCCAAGAACGATGGCATCCGCCACGACATCTTCCACTTCGTAGTAATAAAGATGCCCCACTTCAGACACTGTGGTGACCACTTTGGCCATTAAACTGCCGGCTCAAGGCCGATACCCGACGTGGCCGCGATACCGGAAGCTCCGACGATTTCGACGTCTCCGCCGTCACCGGCGTCCCACTCCGTGCAACCATAGAGAGCACAGTCTTTGATGATGACGGTCCCGCCCATGGTGGTCGAGAGGTCGAAAGCTTCAGTCATCGTGGTCCCTCCGGAATTGACGCCGGAGTTGATGAAGCTGCAGTTGTCGAACATCAGGAAACGGTCGAGGGACAGATTCCCAGTCGATTTAACGAACTGGTGGCCCGCAGCATCCGCGTAGGTCAGGAAGATGCAGTCCTTGAAAATGTTCCGAGTGGCCGTCGCTGAGCCCACAAGCTGAAGCTCGGAGTTGGAGGCTGTGCCTCGTCCGACGGTATCCAGCCCGATGACGCAACGTTCGAAGTAGTTCTCGTCGCCGGTGAGGGAGAGACTGTACGCGTCCGCGGCGTCCTGGGTTGCGTTACCGATACCCGCGAAGTGACAGTTACGGAAATAGTTCCGTTCCCCGGAAACCTTGAAGGCTCCGAGGTCGCCTGCGTCGTTCTCGCCGTAGAACAAATGAATGTTCTGCATTGAGCCGTTGTCCGCCGACCACTCCATCAGAGGGCTGACGTTCGCGGCATCAGCGGTATTGCTGATACGTGCGCGCGAGCCAATCGGACCGCCCGAAGCGACACCGATAAGGTGCGTGCCGTCCTTCGACCAGGTCTCCGTGGCTGCCGTGATGCGGATGGTCGTGCTGCCGGCCGAGTTGCTCTCGGACACCAGGTAGACCACGCCGTTCTTGTCAGCGGGGATGAGAGTGTGGGCCTTGCTGAGGGTGAGAACAGCGTTCTTCGGTTTCTTGCCGTCCTTGCCGTCCGACCCGCTGGCCTTGAGCCAGATAGTAGAATTGGGCTCGGTTTGGAACTTCCCACCCATGGGCACCCCACCGAACTCGAAGACTTTGTCGCCAAATGTTGACATGTGATTACTCCTTGGTGCTCACCTTCTCAGGTATCAGGGTTCTATAGCCCAGCACCGGATTTGCGGCCGCGCGGACTTCGGCCTGTTTTGCTAGACTTCACCTTGATGCCTCCGCCGGGCTTCGAGATGTTGAGCTTGCCACCACCGACCGGGTCTTTCCCAGTGGGCTTGCGGCCTTTCTTGAGTCCCTTGCCGGATGGACCGGGGCTCTTGGTGTTGCGCGGGGAGGTGCCGCCGGGGACGTTGGTGACTTCCTTGCGGTTAGCGCCTTCGCCGCGGAGACCCACTTTCGGGGGCGGTCCGTTGTTGCCGGTCAAGTTGACTTTCTTGATTGCCTTCGCCATTACGCCCTCTTCGCTGACGGGGTCTTTGGAACCTTCCCATTCGAGCCCGCTTGCGAGCGCTTGAGTGGTTTGCTGATTCCCGCCTTCTTGATTTTCTTAGCCATAAGTCCTTCTCCGTTTATGGAACTCAGAACGGCGTCGGTTCCAATCCGACGAGTCCCGATTCGATTCCTTGAGTTTCTTTGGCAAGTCCCAGAGATAGTCGCAATAAGCCCAAGCATCCAGCACATCCACAGGTCTCGCACGCGGAAACTTGGTATACTGCGAGATGAACTTGTCCATCCCGAACTGGATATGCCATTGACCATTCGCAAGAAAAGTCTGCTGGAACTTGATTCGGCGAATCTTGTCGATGTCGCCCTCGGGCTTCAGGTCGTGGAAGACTACGTCCTCCGGGAACTTGTCCCTCTCGCCCTCCGGTAAAGCCATCTTTGTGGTCTTCATGAACTCGAAGAACCACTTGAAAAGCTTCTGCGAACTTACGCTCTCCACACCAACATCTCGCAGAAAGGGCGCGTACTCTATCACGCCCTCCTGCATCTTCTTCCAGAGCTTGTCCGTTTCGACTTTCGCTCCCCAGGCCTGCAGGAGGTACCGGCACCCGTCTTCGGCAAGGCCCGCAATAATCACTGCCGACTCGGCAGCGCTGTCTCGGTCCGAGAAAGCCGGGTCGACTGTCATCACAATATGTAAGTCGTGAAGATAGTGGCTGTGGCTCGGGTGGCAGTCGCAACTCAGCTTCCCATCGACCGATTTCCGGAAGTATTTCAAGTAGGAGGGATTGAACCCGCTCTGCGATGGGTCGAAGGGGTCGCACCTGTAGTTGCAGGAGAACAAGAAGGTCCCGTATTTCCTGTCCAGCCTCGCCAACTCTTCGGGCGGGTATCTCTCCGGGAAGATGCTGGGAACGCTCGCTTCGGCCTCGTAGAGTTTCACTGTCTGAGTCGAGTAGAGCTCCTTCGTCGTCAAATCCTCCTGTTTGATGCCCACGGGGAGGTAACGATGTGCGTCGGGCGCCATCGCCAGTTCCTCGGAAATCATGAAGTTGCCGTAGCACCCGATTTTCCAGAGGAGCATCTTCCCTTCGGCTACCTCTTCCTCGAGCGCTGTCTCGATTACGTCCCCGAAGCCCCACGGGGTTGCCGTTAAGTCGATTGAAGACTCTTCGAAATCCTGTAGCGTACTCTCGAGCAGCTTGTACAGGTTCACTGCTCGGTCGACAAGGCGTGGGGAATCGACTGTCATCTCGTTCACAGGGTCGTCCAAGACAACATGCTTCACATGTTTTGAAGCCTGTCCCGACACGATAGACGTCGCCTGCACGGTTGGCTGCGGCTCCGGCATCAAACTCGCGTCTCGCGGGACCGTGAAGCGCGTCTTCGACATCTCCGAGAACTTGTCGTTCGCCGGAATCAGCTCCGGGTACAGCCACCGAAACAGGTCGTTGTGGAGGAACACCTTCTGAATTGCGTCCATCCAGCCAATCGTGTTCTCCTCGACGGCCGAAATCATGTTTATCGTTGCTTGCGGGTCGTTGATGATGAACCATACTGGCTTCGCTATCGACTGATTCGTCGACTTGAAGTGG